ATGCGTGGTCGTGGCCTCCACGGTTACGAGGATTCCGCCATCATCCTTGATAAAACTCGGACGGTTGAATGTGGTTTGATTGGTATTGGTGGCAATAACAATACGGTATTTATCCAAATCAACGGCACCGGATGCACCAAGCTCTTTGATTACACGACACACCAAAAGCTGCATTGGTGGTTATCCACGATTCTAGGCGTAACTCGTTTGGTTCGCTTGGATTTGGCCGTCGACGACTACACCGGAATCTTTAACTGTAAGTATGCTGAAATGTGCTTTTATGAGGGGGCATTTCGTACAGCTCCCAAGGGTCGCGGCCCTTCAATGGTTCCTCATAAGCGTATCACTCAAAACGGCGAATTATTGGAAGAGGCTACCATTGTTGGCTCTCGTTCTTCTTCGGTTTATTGGCGTATCTACAACAAAAAACTGGAGCAAAAAATCACTGATAAGGATGTCGTTTGGTATCGAAACGAGGTTGAACTCAAAAAGTGCGATATCGATATGTTAGCGGCTCCGGCATCTGCGTTCTCTGGTCTGTGCGACTTTGCAGCCAGCATTGAACCTGCCGAACCTGTCAAATTCTCTAATAACAAAAAAGCGGTTGGTCTTGAGTTCTTCGCGCGCATTGCGTGGACTCGTCGCCAGTGTGGTAAAGCGCTAGCGGAAATCGTGGCAATGACTGAGGGTGACTTGGGCGAGGCATTCGGCATGCTCATCCCTGCCCCTTGGCGTCGTGGAGAGTTCCAAGATTTTGGAGTCCCTGACGCTTATAAAATACTTAAACAACAAACTTTGGAGTCAAGGTAATGGCAAATATAACTGGTATTGTGATTAAAGGCTTTCCCAAATCAGGCATGGAAATCGCGGAATTAAGCGTATTACGCCCTGTTGAGGAAGTGAACGTAGAGAAATTCACACAGCGTGGAATGGGTTTTAATACTGATATTCCCTACAACAAACAATCGCTCAAAGTCGCTTTGCCTTACGCAAAGAAACTGATTGAAACACGCGCTTTTGTGCCTAACCGTGAATATGAAATCAAATTTGGTTCTAATCCAGATGACCCGCTAGATATTTTGGTTACTGAAATCGTAGCAGTTGATGACGATGTTAAAAAATACATGGCTCAAGCGCTCAACATGAAAACAGCGGGTTAACTATGTCTCTTTGCGTCACTGTGATAGATGGAATATTTCAACAGTCCACGAATGGGACGTGTGAATATATTTTGCTGTCTCAATCTCAAGTGACGCAATTAGTAAACGGTCAATTTGATTGGTCGTTATTCGAGTTCGACAGGGATTTGTACGACTTTATTTTAAAGCAGACCCTTGTCACGTTCATAGGCGGTCATATTCTAGGCCGCGTTTTGAAATACTTTGGTAAACGTTAAATCTGTTCAGGAGAACAACTTATGAAATTTGTGAACAAAGCAAAAAACATTCTTACTAACAAACTGTTGGTTGCTGGCGTTGCGTTGACTTCAAGCTCTGCGTTTGCAGAAGTTCCAGAAGAAATCACCACTGCAATCACCAATGGTAAGGCAATGGTTGGCGCGACGACTTCCGGCCTGCTTGCTATGGGTGCGCTTGGCTTCGGTATCGGCATGGTTCTAACTTGGCTTGCTCGTCGCTAAGCGATGGTTATTACAATCGCTCTCGCTGCCCTAATGACGCTCTCGTTTCTTTACGGTGTATATACGGGAGTGATATCCGGCTAGGGGCTTCGGCCCCTTTTTTTATTTACTCTGATTGGGATTTATCATGAACATTAAACAAAGCGTTATCTTTTTTCTGTTATTAACGGGCGTTTCGTTTAGTGCTTTTTCTGAAACCAAATTTTATCAAATAGACGGTTTTCGGTCTTATCACAGTGATTGTAAAAATGCTGATACTGGTCTTAATATTGGTGATGTGGTGAGTTATGACTATTTAAAATCTATTTCATCATGTGGTCAATCTTCGGTAACAAAGGTGGTATTCGGCGGTTCAGGAGGCGGTGGATATTTGGCGGCTAAATTGTATAAAAGTACTACGCGACTTATGGAAATTGGTATTCGTTATGTTTCCGGCTGTCCCACTGGACAAGAATTCAATCCTGATACTCAAAAATGCGAAGAGCCACAACCCGAAACATGCGAGGATTTAAAAGAAAAGGATGCTCCCTCGCCGGGTAACCGCGTTCCCGATGATGGTAAGCCATTAACTGCCACTCGTTTATATTGTGATTTGGGGAAAATGTGCGAGGCGGCTCATTACTGGTACGCTTCTGACGATGGTATGCACGTCGCTAACTCATATACTGGTTTTGATTGTATCGGTGAGGAATCTGACTACGCAAATGGCCCTTGGTATGGTGACCTCCCTGACCCCGAGCCAGAGCCGGAACCTGACCCAACGCATACCCCAAACGATAATACAGGCCCAATTGAAGACCCTTCGGTTTTGCCGGATTCGAGCACGAATACTCCGAGTGTAGACCCTGACCCTGTAGACCCGAAGCCGGATGTTTCAACCCCTGACCCTACACCGGATTCTAACGGTGATGTTGTGCAATCTGTTGTTAACATGAATACCGATATTAACAAGCTCCTAACCGATTTAAACGAGGACTTGAACAAGGATAACGCCGATATTCAAGCGGAGCTAAAAGCGCTCAATGAACAGTCTCTAGATAACACCAAGGCCATTGTTGATTTGCATGTTGCTACAAAACAGGCTGCTGAAAATGAAAAATCGCTCTTGCTTGGGATAAACACTGATGTCACTACAGCCGTGAATAAGGTTGCCAATGCTGTGAATACTGGCATGGGCAAATTAGAAGGTGATTTAGAAGGTATCACTGACCAGATAGATAAAATGCTATCTGGTGATGGCCGCTCTTTTACTCAACCTCAATCCGGCGGTGATTGGGATGGTGACGGCGGTTCCGGTACAGCTCTAGGCGGTGCAACAGAAGAGTTAGAAGGACAAAAAGAGGGGCTTGAGACTAAGCTCAAAGATTTGATTGCCAAGTCCCCTTTCAATCTTGGTCAAATGGATTTCAATCCAGGTCAATACACACCAATACAATTTGAGTTGGAAGGTCGCGGAATTGAAGTGTCATTTAATTTTTTCACCAAACTGGGCGGCAATATAGATTTGATTCGCACTGTGATTATATTCATAGCGCTTTTGTCTGCTGCCTTTATTATTTTAACTGCTGGCCGGACTCGTTAAGGGGGTTACATGCAATTTATAATGGATGCGTTGCAATGGATATCGGATTCGTTCGGCAACATACTTGACTTTATTAAGGGTATCCCCGCTTTTATCATTGAGATATTCGTTTATATCAAAGCATGGCTTTTCATCAAAGAATTAGAGTTTCAAATTTGGCTTATTGAAATATCATACGAGGCCGCTCGTAATATTTTGCAAGATTATGAGGTTTATAAGGTTCTTAATTCCGCCTTTAATCAGCTTCCCGATGATTTACGTTATATCAGTTATCAATTAGGCATTGTTGATGCTGTTCGGATTACCATAGATGCTATGGCAACGGCTTTTGTTCTTCGAATTATTGGGTGGTAGTCATGGCTGTATATTTTCGTCATGGCTCTAACGGGTCATATAAAACGGCTTATGTTACTTGGTTTGAATTATTACCCGCCCTTCGCTCTGGTCGCCTCGTTGTAACGAATATTGAGGGCTTAAAAACTAAGGAAGAAATCGAGGAAACATTAGGCGAAAAATTCCCCGCTTCTGCGCAGCTTGTTCGTATATTCTCGCGCTCTGAGGAAGGTGTATTGCTTTGGCAAAACTGGTTTAACTGGATGCCGATTGGTGCTCTAGTTATTATTGATGAGTGTCAGGACTTATTCTCCGCTGACGTTGGTTTCAAGCGAGAAAAAGCACAGTGCCGCCCTCTTTCTGATTTCTTGCCATTGCTGCCGCCTAACTTCTCCGAGACGTTCAATTCTCGCTGGTTGCCTACCCCAGAAGACCAAATGGACGCTGGTGATTTAGACGATACAGGCCGCACACAGTACGATGAGCAAGGCCGATTGCTTTACCCGTTTAACTTTTATGGTGCGTTTATGCGTCATAGAAAATATCAATGGGATATCATCATGTTAACGCCGGACTGGTCATCTATTCCGCCCTGGCTTCGTGGATGCGCGCAGGAGGCTTATTCTCATCGTTCCACTGATACGTTTTTCAGAAAGCGTCGTCCTCGCATTTTTAACCATTCGCCACGGGCTACCAAAACCGAACCGTCGAGCAACAAAGATACGCAAAACGTTACGTCTAAGAAAATCCCGATTGAGGTTCATGCGCTCTATAAAAGTACCGGAACGGGCGACTTTAACGAGTCAAAAGCCGATATCTCGATATTCAAATCACCTAAGTTCATCATCGTTATTTTGATAGGCATTTTGGCTACCGCTAACTTTTTCAGGGAGATTTACAATGTATCAACTTCTGATTCTGTGGATACGGCTCAAGAGGCTTCTACGCCAGCTTCCACCGCTCAAGCGTCTAATGATACCGTTCTATCCGGTAATCAATCTGTCAAAGCGGATACTAAAACCCCTGTTCCGAGTGTTGGCCGCGTGGATTCTGGCCATGATCATTTTAAAGGTAGTGAGTCGACTCCTGATGATGTGAATCCGTTCTATGAGGTGTTCAATATCTTCAACGGTGCGGATGCGGTTTATCTCTCTGCTGTTAGCAATCGTTATAACAAGCGCCAAGGTCTGCGCTCTGATTTCACTTTCCGAATCGATAAGGGCAAAGACTATTTCTATATTCGCTCTTACGTTTTAGAGGCTTACGGCTACGTATTCACACAATTAGACGATTGTTTAATACAGGTTCAAAGCAAAACTATTACGCGCCTTTTAACTTGTCCTCCCTATAACGAAAACCCTCTTATGCAAGTGGACGAAAGCAAAGACGAACAACTCACGCAAGTATCAAAGACGGTTGATATATTCAGCATGTAGGTAACTTATGAAATCACAATATTTATCTGAGCAACTTCAACAGATTCAATCTATGACAGACGAGCTTTATACGCCGCCTGACACTCCGGCCTGTTATGTCATTTCATCCACTGAGTTTAATCAGGCTGCTGGTTATATCGCTGACGCAGTTCTAATGATTGGACTTGGATTTTTTGTGTTTGGCATTCTCTTGGCTGCGTTTTATCTCTATCGACCAAAGCCAAATATTCCAAAACTTGACATTCAACAGCGCTACGTTATTGCAAAAGTATTTTCTGACCCTGATTTTCATCGTGCCATATTGCGTTCACTTGCGTTTAAATCTATTATTTCGGGCAAATCCAAATGTTGAAAATTTTAGAAAATAAATAAATGTCAACTCTTGACATTTTAATATTAAAACATGAGTCACAATAATAAAAATTAAATTACACTACGTTACATGTTGACAAAATAAAATAATCTCCTCGCGGCTCTGCATTGAATTTTAAATAAACCCTTTACTTATATAAAGGGTTTGTCTTTAACCTCTCAAATCGCCTTATATGCAATATTTAACATTTGCAACAGAAATAATTAAACGCGCTCATAAAGCGCCATCACTTCACAAACGACGTGCGCGGAACAGGCCCCGCAGGGATAAGCAATGCACGCAGTGCAAGCGAGGCACCAAGCCACACGTTGCGCTCAAGTTGGCCGTGTCGTCGATTGGCGCGGTTAGTAGTGAAACTCTTTTGGCATGCGCCACCCCTCGCCTTGCTAGGCCATATCAAAAGCCTCAACCAACACATAACGCACAGCGTTTTCCAGTGTCTCTATCAACTTTTTCTTTCCATCGCGTGCGCGCGGCTCCTAGTCGCGTGACTAGCAGCGTAGAGCCGCGCGCGGCTCGACCCCCGTTCTGTATCACGGGGGTAAATTCCCCCGTACTATCAACATC